AATTATTAATCAATGAAGCAAATAAGGCTGAGATTGAAAAAATCGAAAAAGTAAAAATATCATTAACTAGATTACGTGAAAAGAAATCTAAATTCCTTTTCTGTATTCCAGATGCTGTTAATCCTAATGCAAGTGTATATGAAACATATTTTCATGCAAATGTTGTTAAAAACATGGGATTTGAAGTAGTAATTTTAGTTGAAAAAGGAGATTATGTTATTCCTACATGGGTTGAAAAAGAACTCACCGTGTTCAAACATATCTCAATGGCTGATCCCAAATTAACAGTTGGTCCCGAAGACATCATGATTATTCCTGAAGTTTATTCAAACGTAATGGAACAAACTAAGAATTTACCATGTGTTCGTGTTGGTTTATTACAATCAATTGACTATATGTTAAATAGTTTAATACCTGGAACTGATTGGAGTTCATTTGGTATTAGTGATATTATAACAACTTCTGTTACAGTTAAGGAATTCATCGAAACCTTCTACGGTAAAGGTAAATTTAATATTCAAACATACAATGTTGGTATTCCAGATTATTTTGAACCATCAACAGCACCTCAGAAACCAGTGATTTCGGTTGTAGGAAGAAACCCAAATGAGGTATCTAAACTCGTGAAGTTATTCTTCAGTAGGTATCCTCAGTATTCATGGGTAACCTTTGACCCAATGCTCACCAAGAGTAAACCACCACAACAAATGCGTAGGGTTGACTTTGCTAAGAGGCTTCAGGGTAACTTTGCTGCTGTTTGGGTAGATAGAATTGCTTCTTTTGGTACGTTTCCATTGGAATGTATGAAGTCTGGTGTTATTCCAATTTGTTTGAAACCTGATATTACACCTGAATACATTCTTGAGAGAGACCCTAATGATGCAAATGTTATTAAAATTGCTGAAGGTGCAGGAGTTTGGACTGAAAACTTTTATGATTTACCTGTAATGGTAGGTGAAGTAATTATTAAATTTCTCGATGATGCAATTTCACCTGAAATTTATTCTTCAATGCAAGAAATTGCTGCAAGATATACTCAGGAAAATGCAGAAAAAGAATTATCCGTTATTTATCAGAGTTTTATTGACTCAAGAATAGCATTATTTGAATCTGCATTATCACCTGCAGAACCAACACAAGCATAATTATAAACAATAAAAATATTTAAACAATGAGTATAACAATAATAATTCCGGTTCACGAATTTAATGAAGTAATTGCCGGATATTTAGATAAAGCACTTGAGTCAGTTGCTAAACAAGAATTTCTTACTGAAACCACTAATGTTGCAATAGTATATGCTGCATCATTGGAAACTGAACTAAGTAATTATATCACTGCATTTCAAGTTAAATCATTTATTCAGTTACCAATTCAATTGGTAAAGAATGAAGGTAAAACTGATTATCAATCTCAAGTTAACTTGGGTGTCGAATCAATTAATACCGATTACTTTAGTGTATTGGAATTCGATGATGAATTTGGTACAACATTCATCCGTAATGCAAATAAATACACTAGTTCATATCCTGAGATCGATGTATTCTTAACCATGATGATCGAAGTTAATGAGAAAAATGAAGGAATTAAATTAACAAATGAAACTGTTTGGGCACAACAATTTGTCGGTGAGAATGGTGAAATGGGTTACTTAAATACCGCAGCACTTAAACAGTATACTGACTTCAAATTGTCTGGTGCTGTAATTAAAAAATCCGAATTCAAAAATATTGGTGGATATAAATCAAATGTTAAATTGACCTTTATGTATGAATTCTTATTAAGAGCGTTAAATAATGCTTGTAAAGTATATAGTATTCCAAAAATCGGATACAAACACTTAGCTACACGTGAAGATAGTTTATTTGGTGATTATTCAAAGAACATGCCAATGGACGAAAGAAAATTCTGGTTTGATACTGCAAATAGAGAAGCTAATTTTATTAGCGACAGACCAATTGACTTTTCAAGGCTTCAGAAGATTGTAGTTGAAGAAAAATAATTTTATTATTACAATCCCATGAATGAAAGAAAAAGAGTTGGAAAGTGTTCCATACTTTGCGGAAAGGGAAGAACAAGCAGTTATTGATTATATTAATTCGAATTCTTCAGAAGAAAAAAATTGGATTTATAACAACATACTTCTTAAACCCTTTCGCATTATGATTGAAACCATTTTAAAAGTTTATCCTATACATATTGGAAACTATGATATGGACGAAGTAGAATCAAATGCCTTAACTCACCTTATTGAACACATGGTGAAGTTTAATCCTGATAAAATAACTAAATCAGGAAACAAAACAAAGGCATTTAGTTATTGTCAGACGATTATTCGTAATTACTATAAAGATCACGGTAAGAAAAGTTATACTGAGAAAAAAATTAACCTATCATTTGATGATTATGCTGATGAAATTAATGAAAATAGTGATTATTCTTATGAAATTGAGTTGGATACACACATTCAACTAGAGAGATTAATTAAAACAGTCATTGATAAAATTGAGGATCGTATTAATAACGATCTTACCATGAAAAAGAATGAAGTTATTGTTGGTGATGCGATTATTAATGTATTAAAAAATTGGCACATATTGTTTCAGGAAGATACTCCTGATGGAAAATACACCAAAAGAGTTACGAATAAATTTGCAAAAAATAAAATACTTTTTTTCTTAAAGGAACAAACTCAGTTGTCAACTAAAGAAATACGAATTGCAATTAAACCCTTTAAAGAAATTTACTTCTTAGAGAAAATTGATTACTTAGATGACTAATGTTTACGATTTTTGGACAGATGAAGTTGATAAAGCAGTTTCGGCATATGTTTCAGATGTAGATACTAAAGAAAAAAATAAAGTGTTTGATAAATATCTTTATAACGCTTTTAATCAACTTATTAATATTACATTAAAACAATATAATATTAATTGGAATGGTATTGATGAAAGGGAAATAAAAAGTCAAATACTTTTCGAACTCATAATGAATTTATCAAAATTTAATCCTGATAAAATAAGATCGAATGGTGATAAAGTATGTGTACGCATGTACTGTCAGAGTTTAATTAGAAGTGCAATTAAAGATTATCATAATAAAACTTTTCGTGAAAGTCAAAATGTTCGCTTCGATGAAAGTCATGAGATTCTTTTACATAAAATCAGTTAATCTGTATTTATATGTACTAAAACTAAAATACAATGCCACGTCCGTTGAGAAAAAGGTTAAAATTTGATGAAGAAAGTGTTAATAAACTTCTTCAGGAAGTGTATGACGATAGCTTTAATATAAAAGCCAAAATTAATCGTTTGTTCTCTAAATGGGAAATAAAAATTAAAGAAGGTGGGGAGATTCAAGCTATTGGTGATCATATTATTAAACTTATTGCTGCTGAAGCCAAAAATCAGGATCAGAAAATCATGCTTTTAAGATATTTAAAAGAAGTTGTATTTGATAATAAAGCTGGTGTTGTTAATGCTTCTTCAAAAGAAGAAGATAAAAACATTACACCTGACAGAAGAAATGAAATTCTTAAAATGGTTGAAGAACATCTTGAACAACAAAACAATAACTAATGGGTTTAATTGATCAGAAAAAAAATATTTTTACCACTATTGGGGCGTATACATCTGTTGGACAAGCAGGTACTCCACCAAATACAACTAATATTTTTCCTTCGATTAATAATAAAAAAGATATTGTACCGCTATTACTCGACATTTTAAAAGTTGTTGTTGGGTCAAATGCTTTACAACAACTTACAGGAGAATTATTTACTAATCTAATTGATAATATTGAGCCAAATTTAAAATCTTCAATTAAAAAACAAAATATTCAATCAAATTCTGGTGAACCATTACCAAATTTTAATGTTAATGTTCCGGTAAAGAATATTGATTTTACTGGAAAATATAAAACTAATCCAATGTCTGCACAAGGTATTTTAACTTATGGCAGTTCCGGTAATGATTTTGATAATGTTGCATATAAGGCAATTACTAATGGAAGTTCTACGTTTGGTGGGATACTAAATATTAATTATAATAGTGTTACTGATAGTTTTGCGTTTAGTCCAGTTAATTCGGGCGGTGCTACAATTGGTACTTTCATGGATAGTATGGTTGATCATATGACAATCATTGATAAAAAAACGTTTATGACAAATGCCATGAATCTTTTTTATGGTAGTGTTACTGGTAGTCAAGGTAAAACTGTGGAGGAATTAACTAATGAGTTACAGGTTGCTAAATTAATCGAACAATTAATTAATGATAATGCTAGTTTTGAAATTTTACCTGAAGATTATGAATCTATATTAAGAAAAGCTCAAGAATTATCAAAAGGTGTTAATTATTATGATTTAGGTTGTGGAGTAATGGAAGTCGTGTTTCCTTTAAGTGGAATGACTGATTTAATCTCAAGTATTTCTGGATCAACCAATTCATTTTTTGTTGGTAATCAAATAAATAATACAATTGATACTAGTACTAAAAATAATCCTGTTGCAACTGAAAATAATAAACAAACTATAAAAGATAGTTTCTTTCAGAAATTAATTGATTTAATTACACAAACACTTGCAAATGCGGTATGTACCACTCCGCAGATAAGAACTATTTTAGCAATATCAAGTTCATTTCAAAATAATGGCGAAACACAAATTGGTAATCCTTTAGATGATCTAAAGAAATTTAGAATCTATTTAAAGTGTAATATCAATTCGGCAATGGCATTAATAAATAAATTTATATTTGATTTAGTAACAACTTTTCTAATTGCATTACTTAACCCAATTGTTAGATCAATTATTAAAGAAAAAATAAATCAATACGTAGGTATAATAAAAAGTTTAACCGGAACAAATATTTTATAATTATGATAGTAGATCAAAAGTTGAACAAACAGTTCGTAGGCGTATATCTTATCGATGGTGGTATAGATGGAACACAACTTGCAACAACCGTTAAACCAAATGCCTTTAGAATTTTGATGACCAAATGGTTTTTAGGGTGGAAGTGGATTAGTGTTAAAGATTTAAAAGCAATTAAATTAATTGCATCGACTCAAGTAGCAAATAACAATGCTGATACTGTTACAGTTGTTGTTAATGAATTTGAAAATAAATAAATATGGCAATTGATTATAATAGTGTTGATTCAATCATTGGTGGTTTTGATAAAATATTAAAACTATCCTCTATTGGTGGACCTCCACCTGTGCCAACCCCATTAATTTTAGTGGGTGTTCCGCAGCGTCAGGGTTTATCACCAACTAAAATCTCAACACGTATAATTGCCAGAAAAGCTGAAGCAGGATTACCAGTAGGTGCATTACCATCCGGTGGTGCATCTCCTGATGAAATCATGGAAAGAATAAGAATTGAAGAAATTGTTAAAGCGATACAACAGGAAATGATTATCAGTGTGGCTATTCCACCTGGAATTACATTAACTGCAGCAGGTATTTCACCGAGTGGACCAGTTACAGTATTTGGCTCAACAATAATCTTCTCAAAGGGATATGGAGTTGCACAATAATGGGAGATTTAGAAAAATATACACCAACGGAATTATTAAAATTAATTAATGATTCAAATATTGAACATGAAAGTTTAAAAAAAGAAATTGTTACTTTAACGTATAATCTCGAAGAAATTGAAGAACATATTA